GGCAATAAGAGTAATGACGATAGGTTCTATCTGCACAAAAGAATTCTGGTGGGTCATTGAATTCACCCAATGGATATTTACATTCGTGTTGTTCTAAATCTTCTAGTTTTTTCATAGTTCTTTTCTTTGTTCTATTTTTTCTTTTAATTTATATAATCTATCTAAATACATTCTATCTATTAAATCGCTTTCATAAGATATATATGATTTGATAGCTATTGTTTTTCTAATGTGTTCTATTTTTTTATCTATTTGCTGTATTTGTTCTAAATCTTCTAGTTTTTTCATAGTTCCTTTTACTCCTTTTCAAATAATTTACTTTTAGAAACATAATGTTGAATAATTGGTTCTATACTATTTAATCTTTTATTAATTTTATTTATCTCATTTCTTATACCGATTGTTTCTATACCAATAGGTATATCTTCAAGATTAGTATCGTCTTCGCTTTTCTTTCGTATAGGCAAACTTAAGTGTAATGACAGACTATTTAATGCGTACCTAATCTCCCCAAGACATTTTTTGCCGAGAGAAGTCATCATCAATAATCCCGCTTCATTTAATTGAACTAAATCACCTACATAGATAATACTATAATTTCTAAGACAATTCTTTGCCCGTGTTGATATATCTAAACCAGATACTAATTGATTTAGTACATTTTCTCTGTAATATCCTATATATTTCATACTCTTTATTCCTTGTTCCTTTCATTAGTTTAACCCTACCAATATTGCTATCAGTAGGGTTTCATTATTAGCTACCACTTAAACATAAAGGGAGTCGTTGGAGATAGGTAGCTAGATAATTCCATTATTATATGCGTGTTCTTCGTATTCGGGGTCGTAGTCAGGATTCTTTACTTCATATTCATATTTTTCAAGTATTTTATCCTTTGCTAATTCAAGTTTCAATATTTGAGTATCTAATTTCCGTTGTGCTTTTTCAAGAGGTTCAAGTTTGTCCTCGTAAGGTTTCATTTTATCTTGATTAGTTTCATATTTTTTCTTTATATCCTTTAACCTTTTAGAAATATTATCTAATTGTGCTTGGTGCTTATTAGATTTTTTTCTTTTAGTTCTAGTAATATAAGGGTCTATATCTTTATATGTTATCATATTTAATTATTCCCCCCTTTCTTATACATAAAATCTGAAAATACTTTCATATCACTTTCAGAAATATTATTAAGTCCATTACTATTTCTAAAGATAGCTTTAACTTTTTCAAGTTCAGTATCTTTTAGGGTAGCTTGATGTAGTCTATCTTTGTTCTGACTATCTCGTATATGTTTCATCTCTCTGTCTATATCTTCTTTAGTTATCATTGTTATTTCCCTTTGTTTATTTTTTGATTATGTTTAATACTACCATAAGAATTTTGATATGTCAAATAAAAAACCCCCTATACTCGTAAGCATAGAGGGTTTCACGTGTCGTTTTCCATTTCGTTTCCTATTCTTTTAAGTGAAAGTAGCTATTAATAACAAAACTATTGTCGCCCAAAAAAATGTCGCAAGTGTTGTTTGCATATGTCCTCGCTTTCTGCCTTTCTTTTTTTTATACTATGCAAACCTTACGCCTTACTTTTCTTTGTGTCAAGTCAATACAGCATTAAATCTTGCCATATTACTGCTATATATATAAGCGACATAATGACAATAAATATTTTATATTTAATATCAATCATTTTTTTGTCTTTGGTTTTATTCTTATTACATTGTAAGAATGTCCTTTTAAATATTCTTTATTATTACTAGGCAAATATTTAAAAAAATAAATTCCACCTATTGCAAAAATTAAAAGCCCTGTAAATAAATCTAAATGTATTAAAATAATTAGACCTAAAAACATCAAGCCAAAACTTGTTGCAAATGCAATCGCCATTAATATTCTAGTCATATTTTTTTATCCCTTTTTTATTTTTTAACTATTCTTTTAATATACCACTATCAGTTGTGTGTGTCAAATATATCACACTAAATTGTTGTATAAATATCACACAATTATAGGTTGTACAATTTATAGGTGTATAGGTGTGGCGTAATGTCGCAACTTAACACGTGTTAATTATTTAAAAAAAATAATCAAATCACTTGCAATTAAAATATAAATAATGCTATAACTAATTATGATTAAATTTAAAAATATTAATTTTAATATTGGTTTAATCAATAATGAGGTAAAAATGAAAAAACTAGAAAAAATGAAAGCTGACAATTCTCAAAAAGAAAATGAGAATTATATGCAATCATTAAAGTCTAATGAGCCATTAAAAAAGGTACTATTTAAAGCTAAAAATATTAGTACCACTTTAATGACAAACATAGTACCGCAATTAGCAACAAGTATTAAAAGTGTTGTTGCTGAAATGATGAATAATAAAAACATAACAAAACTTAAAGATTGGAATACAATCAAATTTTTAAGACAGCATTGTTATGATTTGGCTGATTATGATAGAAAAGAAAATATCAATTCAGCTTTTGAAATGGCGGTGTCTAGAGGTGTGAAACTTGGTTTAATGTTAAATGATTTTAAAGACGAGTTTAACATAGATAAAGATAATCAAGTTTTTGTAAAATCTATGGTAGCTGTACCTTTTAAAGTACAAAAGTTAGAGGGTGTTAAGGGCGGTACTAAAAAAGTAAAAAATACTGATGTGGAATTAGTTCCAGTACATACTGGAATTATAGACAAAGTATGGAATACTAAATATCCATCTAACATAACACCACGCCAAAAAGGTAAAGCTGTAAATATTTCAAAATTGTTAAATGATACTTTAGCAATACTTGAAAATTTACATAAACTTGCAAAAAGCAACCCGCAAAAGTTAATTGAAAAAATAACTGATGAGGATGTTGGGACTATTGCAAGTATTAAATTTATTCTAGATGATGATTTAATTAGAAATAATTTCATCAAAACTATGGATAATCAAAGCCTAAGCGGAAAAGACAAGTCTAAAAAAATAGCTTAATAACTAAACAATAAAACAAGGAAGCCCCTGACTAAAAATCGGGGGCTTTTTTTTTATGCCTGATTAAACTTGGTTTACATCAGGGTTTAATAGCTACAAAAATTTACGATCCCCAATTTCCCCCCAAGTGATAACCAGATTTTACTAGGGGGATTTTTTGGGAACCTTTAAAAAATTTTTATGAAACCCCTGACAATATTACAGCTAGACTTTGATTTTCTACAAAGATTAACTTTGTTTTACATTAGGGTATGCAGGCGACCACCCCCCCTTACCTAGATAATATATATAGCAACACCAGAAAATCTCAGGTTTCCCTGTTAACCATATACTGGGCTATATCTTGGGGTCTATATTCTGAATATCTCCCGACAATATCCCTAGGGGGCAACTTGTAAATTTACCTGTGCTATAGATATAAGGACCCCCTGGGGGTACCTATGTACATTATACACCCCCTATCCAATTTTGTCAAGAACATTATTAAGACAGATTGTCGCACCCTAAATTATTGCTTGACAAAATGGTTATCAGTGTGTATAATAGAATCAGGTGCACTTTAAAAGGACACACACTATCATACACAGCCAATAGGCTAAATAGGGTCATCACTAAACTGCACCACTAATTGAGAATTCCCTAGGGTTCTCATGGACTATGACTAAGATAAATACTAAAAATATTCCGTTTACGGAATTAATGGAACTGATAAATGCAAAACATGGATTCTACTATAATGCCAACTCAAAAAAGAAGCTTGACCGAATCACAGGAAAAGTTTCTAGACGCATTATTCGGAGAGGCAAGAGGCAATCCGAAAAAGGCAGGGGAATTGGCAGGATATTCAGAACATTCATATCCTAAAGTTTTGCGTAACTTGAAACAAGAAATTGTTTCGAGAGCAGAAAATTACTTAGCTACTCATTCCGCTAAAGCTGCTACTAAAATGGTAGATATGCTTGAAGAGGATGGTACAACACCTCATGCTAATATTAGATTAGAAGCGGCAAAACAAATTTTAGATAGAATTGGTATTGTTAAAAAAGATCAGATTGATATTAATATGAAAGCAATGCATGGTATTTTCATATTACCCGCTAAAGATAACATTGACAAAGATCAAACGAAAGGCTAGAACAATTCCCTTTGGATATAAATTATCCGAAGATACAAATTATATTGAGCCAGTTGAATTAGAATTACAAGCTTTAGAAAAAGCAAAAGAATATTTAAAAACGTGTTCATACAGAGAAGTAGCAATATGGCTAACAAAAACAACAGGCAGGTATATATCCTATGTCGGACTTAGAAAAAGAGTTAAAAGAGATACCGCCTCCGAAACCAAAGAAAAAGGTCAAGCACAAAGCCAAGCAGTCAGCTAAACTCGTTTTAGAAAGAACACGTAAAAAAGTTGCTAAGGCAGAACAATCACTTCGTTCCGCTAAACGTCATGCAGAAAATGTTAAAGGAAAACTATTAACCATTAACAAAGCATTAGATGGAAAAGAGCAACAATTAATAACCCAAGACGTAATCGATAGTGCTTCAAAAAACATACAGGAGCATATCAAACAACAAGAAGTCGTTTTTAAACCTAACTCAGGTCCACAAACAGATTTCTTAGCATCTTCCGAAAGAGAGGTTTTTTACGGTGGAGCAAGAGGTGGAGGTAAATCCTACGCAATGTTAGTTGATCCTCTACGTTATTGTAGTAAGACACACCACCGAGCACTACTACTTAGAAGAACAATGCCTGAGTTGAGAGATTTGATTACGCATTCTCAACGATTATACAACAGAGCATTTCCAGGAGCAAAATGGAGAGAGCAAGAAAAAGAGTGGAGATTCCCGTCAGGAGCAAAGATAGAGTTCGGGTACGCAGAGAACATGACAGACGCTTTACGTTACCAAGGGCAATCTTACACATGGATAGGCATAGACGAACTGCCACAATATCCTTCGCCAGATATCTATAATTTTTTAAGATCATCATTACGTTCAGTTGATCCAAGTATACCTGTGTTTATGCGAGCCACAGGAAATCCAGGAAACATAGGTTCACAATGGGTTAAGGAAATGTTTGTAGATCCTAGTGAACCCAATAAAGCGTTTACATTAAATATAAATACACCAACAGGTAATAAAACAATTACAAGACGTTTTATTTCAGCTAAGTTGCAAGATAATCCTTATCTAATGCAAACAGATGATTATTATGCAATGTTGGCATCTTTACCTGAGGTTCAACGTAAACAATTTTTAGATGGAGATTGGGATGCCTTTGAAGATTCAGCATTTCCAGAATTTAATAAAAGTACGCATGTTGTCGAACCTTTTGAAGTACCTAAAGGATGGCAGCGGTTTCGTTCTGCTGACTGGGGTTATTCTTCTCCTGCTTGTGTTCTTTGGTTTGCTATTGACTATGATAATAATTTATGGATTTATAGAGAGTTATATACCAAAAAAATTACAGCAGATGTTTTTGCAAGAAAAATTTTAGAATTAGAAAAAGATGAGTATATTAGATATGGCGTACTCGATGCAAGTACTTGGGCAAAACGTGGTGATATAGGACCTAGTATTGCAGAAACAATGATTCAAGTAGGTTGTCGTTGGAGACCATCTGATCGAACACCTAAAAGTAGAATCAGTGGAAAATTAGAAATTCATAAAAGATTAAAATTAAATGATGATAAGAAAAAAGAACCACGACTTAGAGTATTTTCAACTTGTCGTAATTTAATTAGAACTTTACCTGTTTTACCTTTGGATGAAAATAATCCTGAGGATGTAAACACAGATGCTGAAGATCATGCATACGATGCTTTACGTTATGGATGTATGAGTAGACCAATGCATACAAGTTATGCAAAACGATTTAGTAGACCTATGCATCCTCAATTTAAACCTGCAGATAGGATATTTGGATACTGATATGCCATTAAACAAAAAAGGACAGGAATTATTAAAAAAGCTCATTAGGCAATATGGATTTAAAAAAGGGAAATCTATATTTTATGCTATGGAGAAAAAAAAGAAAGTAAAAGGTGTCACGAAAAAAACTGCCAGAGCTTAGTAAAAAGAATTTTCCATATGACCTTGTCATGGTTGCATGGGAAGATATTGTTAGTTCATCCGACTGGGAATCAATTGTAAAAATATCAAAAGCAAAAACAGCAATTTGCTATAGTGTTGGATGGCTTATTTCTAAAAACTCACAGACAACTGTTATTATGTCTGATTTAAGTTTTGAAGAGAATAGAGAGATTGAACAGGGAGGATCGTATACTACGATACCAACTAAAAACGTACTATCAATTAAAAAAATTAAACTATAGGAGAACCCCCCATGCCAAGAAAAAAGAAAAAGGAAAGAACTATAGAAGATATTATTGAAGAAATCAGAGATCTTCATGCACAAGAAGATGATCTCTTATCTGAACTTGAAGAAAAAGGACAGGAAAATGATTTAGATGATGATATCGACTATGATGATGAAGGAGATGAATAATGGAAACTAAATTTGATCCAAAAGCTAAAGTTAAACAAGGAGAATTCGGTATAGCACCTGATGGCAAGCAGCCAAACAGGGAGTCAAAAAATATTGATTTCTCACAAGATGCACCTAGAAAAGGTGAATCTGAAACTGCTTTGCAAAATAATAATTATCCTACGAAGTCAGGATCTGAGCATGTTCAAGAATCTTTGTTTAAACAAGCGGATGAAAAAGATTACTAATGACTGAATGGATAACTAAAAAATCTGATGAAGATAAAAAATCTAATTGGATAACTAAAAAATCTGATGAAGATAAAAAATCTAATTGGATAACTAAAAAATCCGATAAAGATAAAAAATCTAATTGGATAACTAAAAAATCCGATAAAGATAAAAAATCTAATTGGATAACTAAAAAATCCGAT